GATCACAGAATGACCAACCCACAATGTGTACTGGTTTTTCGACTCCAAGACGATCAAGTACCTGTTTGTGTCCTGTGGATGGAACGAAAATCGCTTTCGTGCTAGGATAGGGACGACATTCGCGAAAATCATACCAAAGTGGCGGCCTGGCAGTATGGCCATATAGGAAAATCAGACTATCGGGCATTTGTTTAATTCTCTCTATACGCCACTTGGTTACATCAGAATCAAAAAGGGCGATAGTGGGTTTTTGAGTAAAGTCTGCCGGTTTCCACCCAACATTGCGCATGGCTTGTTCGTATGCCTGCCCTTTTTGCTGATGATCTTTAATAAAGAACGTTATTTTATCAGCCATTTTTCTTTAGTATCCAAATAAACTGCCATTGAATTTGCGGACCCTCCAAACTTTCTGCGATCTCGAATCCGGCTTTCCGGAAGACGTTTTCCCAAGTTTCTCTCTTTAGGTGCCATTCAAATTGATGGTTGCCCTGGGCGATAATGTGAAAACTCTCAACACCAGGTTGTTTATTGGATTTATAATTAAGACAGTTGGGGGCCTCAATATAAAGTATTCCATTGGGAGACATGAAACGCTTGATTGCGGCCAGACTCTCTTTGTGATCAATATCTTCTGGATCAAGATGTTCAATTACTCCGAGCAAGACAACGGCATCAAAAGTATGCCCAAAATCAGTGTCTTCGATCAGACCACAACGAATATCTGCCTCTGGAACTTTCCTGTGGGCTAATTCACAGGCTACTGGCGAGAAGTCAAGTCCTGCATATTGCGCAGTCTGGCCCCACTTGTCGGCAAAGTAACGTAGAAGGTGCCCATTTCCAACCCCACAATCTAAAATATTCTCAATACATGGATGAGAGCGAATAGTATCGAAACAAAACTTGTCGCGCTCTTCTCCAGACCATTTCTCTGGATCGGCAAGATAGTAATTATTATATTTTTCTATAAGAGAAGCGTTTGTTATACTCATTTTTTCCTTCTTATGATACTAGATTTTTATTGATTTGAAACATCTTTTTGTGACTTTAGAATATACATTTTTTGTATTCATCATATTTTCTAGTAAGTTCTTCGTTCGTCATATTCATTTTTAATAACTCCTTGTTGAAAATGTGCGTCTTTCAATGACATCTTTAATAAGACTGGACGGATAATTAAAATATCGTTCTTTTCCTTCGTCCGCGATTTCGTGAATAGAAAAAACGGTTTCGCTTGATTCAGAAACCACCCAAATATCATTATCGGCTAAACCAAGTTGTTCTTTAAATGTTTGCAAATCTCTTCGTGGTATCTCCATCTCATTATCTTTACCCCACCTAACAAAAATGGTTGGCTGATAGATTGGCGTGGGATCAACAATCCAGGTATTTTGTATATATTCCTGCCCATATTCAGGATAACTATAACAAAAATACAGGGTGTTGCCATTTCGTTTTACATAAAATTGCATTTCAACTTGTTCTGCCTCTTCTCTTGAAAGAGAATACATTGCAACTGGAACTTGAATGTTCGACATATTTTCTCCTTTATTGTCTGGTTTAGTTCGCACTACAAACTTTTTGGTACATCTGTGACAATACCAATTATAACGTTATAACGGTTGGATCAAACGGTTGAACTTCATTTCCGCGAATCATCGCGGCTTTACTTGCTTCGCGGGCGTACGCGCCAGTAGTAGACACTTGCGCAAGTGCGGCAATTAGAAGTGGATTGGCAGAAATGGGTTCGTTTAGCTTGAATGTTTGCCCGGTCGCGAGCATAGTCAAAAAATGGTTTCCATCTATTGATTTTATAGTAAATGCAGGAAATGTCCTGGTATTCTCGTCCATGTGAATTAGACTAGACTCTAATTCTGCTCTGGCAACTCGTGCTTTGCCAAGTCCGATTGCTGTTTCTTTAACTGTCCATCCGCCACCAAGTATAGCGACACACAAGGCAATTCCAACAGAATATACCACGAAGTTTGCAACTTGTTTAACGGTAGACATTGCAGAATTCCAAACCTCATTTTTGTAGGTATCGTCAATTGCTTTCTGTCTAGCGACCTCTTCTTTCGCACTGCGAACTTGTGTGGCATCCAGTGCGCTTTGATTGGTTTCCACGGTTATTTTATAGGCGGTGGCCTCATCTATTGCCTTCTGATTACCACACCCAACCAGAAGAAGCGCAGTTAGCATGATGATTAGCAGATATAATATCTTACTCATTTTGTCTCCTAGTTGGGTTATACCATACTATTTGGTGCTTCTTATGTACGTCATGCAAATCGAACAGTTTGGCACAACTTTCTGCACACTTTCTAAAAGTTTGTCTATGTCTCCGCCGCCAAAAGCTTCGTGGAATTCTCCGCGGAATATTTCTACTCCCTGCAACGGCTCTAAGTCTTTGAGTATCTCAAATTCGGCGCCTTCGCAATCCATTACCATTACTTTTGGTGGTTTGTCAAGTTTACACATCTTTATGGCATTTTTCAGGGTCTTAGATTTCACAATTGGACCTACTTTGCTACCATAAATCCTATGTGCGCCAGAGTTCTTAACCATGTGCATCCGAACATCCCTACCATCTCCTGTTATGGCGTAGTTGAAGACGGTGATTAGATCACTAAGTTCATTTACACTAATATTTGCCATTAGTTTGGTGTAATTTTGCGGTGATGGTTCAAAAACGAACACCCTAGCGCCATACTTCTTTGCAAGTGTCATACTTACTTCGCCGGTATGCCCTCCAATCTCAATTACGGTATCTCCTGGTTGCAGATTCCAGGTGTCAGGCTGATATTCTGTTTGGATTTCGTCCATCATAAACGATTCTTCGTAACCCGGATCTCTGAATATTAAGCAAAGTGGGTTTATCATGACAACTCCTTATTTCAATGTTCGTGCTTTCTTCTTACCCATTCGATGAAGTATTATGGTGCCACTGCTTTCGTATTTCTGGTTCCAAATTGGGTCAAGTAGTTTTACTTTTACATCTGGGCATCTACAAATTGCCCGGTGGAAAGAAAGTTGCTCATCCCAGTCTTGAAATAGTTGCCATTCTTTGTACCATTGCTCGAAGAAAAGTTGTACATTGTTCGCAGTGCGAAAGAAGATAACCCCAGTATTGATAAATGGCATTCGCTTATCGCCTATCATCCTCTGCGTCATCTCTCGTTCCTCTATACTGTTTTTACTGATTGGAGGTGACAAAAGAGGATCTCCAAATATCTCATCAACGTACCACATCTGTCCATTATTGGGTCTAACATGATACGAAACACAAATATCATTATCTTCCAGGTAGTCAAATCCAGTTGTCAAGCTTTTCTTGACAACTGTATCCGCATCAAGATAAAGTGTTTTCTGAAACGGACTAAGATGGTAAAGAAATGGCTTTACTTTCCCGGCTAGAAACCCAAGTTCTCCATATTTGCTTCTAGGAGACTCTCCGCTCCATCCAATATATGGAAGATCATCACCAATGGGTCTATCGCCAACTACCACAATTGGAATGTTTATGTTTAGTTTCTTTACAGAAGATACGCTTCTACGTACTGCTTCTGCCGCCTTATCTCCAAATGCCATATACATAATACCAGTAGCAGTCATTCTTTTACACACTCCCGAATAATAGACAAAAACCGACTGGCGCTGAACGTACTTCCAATGTTCGCTTTCTTCCATCGTTCTACGTCCGGGTTTTGCTTTACTACAAAGTTTGAGATCATGTTGTTTGACATATCAAAAAGTTGAATGGGATAGTCAATCCATTTGTATCTTTTGTAGTTCTTTACAGTCATACCATCTTCTCGTGGCGGTTGATCCCTTTGGTTATAGAATATGGTTGGTTTTCCTCTTGCTACCGCCAAATAAGCCAAAGTTCCAGCAGATATTACCACACTATGCCTATTGATACTCGCCATGGCGTCTTTTATCTTTAGATCGGCCTCCTCAAATACGACATTTGGTATTTGAGGGTCGTACATTCCGCTAGCAGAAAATGACCTTCCATATCGGATAGTTATCTTTTTGAACAGTGGCGCTAGTTCAAAAACTCGTTCGAGTGCTTTTCTATTAAGTTCAAAACTTGCTGGACAACGAAGATAATCCTGACTAACGGATCCCATTGTGTGCATGGGAGCAAACAACAGCGTCTTTTCCCTCATTGATCTCCAACCAATCACTTCTCCACATGAGAAACCGCATTGTTCTATTCTTGATTTGTATCCATAAGAGATCATTGCATTCTTAATCTCTCTAGTAAAGACAAAATTACACGTTACCGGAAACTCTTTGTGAAAACCATCCCAGAAATACCAAGAGTTTGCGGAGTGCGGATAGACAAAGATTGGCTTTCTGCGTTCGGCAAATTCCTTGAGTATTGGTATGTAATGTTCTTGTTCCAGATCATATAACAAAAAATCCGCCTCATCCGGATCGGTAGTTTTTCTATAACCAGCATCTAAAAGTGCTTTTTTGAATGGTCTTGCCATGTCCCTGCGCTCTAGCACATAATATTTTTTATTGCTCATATACAATCTCGTTAAGCGAAAGAGCCATTAGCCGTCTTCTCTCTTTGCGGATTGTCTCAGATATTTTATCACGAGTTTCTTGAGAAACCATATGTCCTAATTTCGAGGCGGCAATTTTTGCACGAGTCTCGGCAGATTGAATTCTTCCCATACCCGTCAAAGATATTTTCTCCCTGGTCTCATTAGGCATATTTCGTTTTGCAAGCGACATCTTCAAGCGTGTTTCTTTTGTGCGTTTTGTTCCCAATTGACTACCGGCAGTTGGACAAATATTATATTCAGGACAAAGAGTGTCTAAATAGAACTGTTCTCGTTCTATCAGTAATTCTTTTTCACATTCTTCTAAAATTGTAAACTCGAAGTTTTCTGATCCATATTTGTTCCAGGCACTTTGAAGATGTTTGTTGGTGTGTTTATTTCTATTTAATAAACGCACATGTCTTTGCCATCGTTCGACAATATTTATGGCAGATCCTATATATATCTTCTTATTAATCTTATTCCTTATTTGATAGATGCCAGAAGTCATAATTGTTCCTAATGATTATAGTATTTTCTTTGTCATTTACGATATATCTCCAATCATATATCAGTATGTGCAATAATTACATTTAGTATTTTCGCACCACACGTCTTTACCATTAGTAGTAAGTCTACTTTTACATTTAGGACATGATTTTTCCAGATACCAACATGTCTGTCCCAAGTTGGCGGTACGAAATGGTTCAAATATCTCTATTCGGCATTTCTTACAAAGCGGAACGAATATACCAAGATTCGATTGTTCGTATATTGCGTCTTTTTTGAAGATCACCTTCTGACAAGATGCGCAAATAACCGGCGAATGATCAACTAGAAACTGGATGAACTTTTCGATAAAAAGCGGGTATTCCATTTAATTTTCTCTCTTTCTACTATTTGTGAAATTTTTAGCGGGTTTTCTAGGCTTTGAGGGAGTAGGCACTACTGGAGATATAACTCGTCCAAACTTACGATCTTTAATTTTGTTGTCTGACATACGTTACTCCTTTTATTTTATTACGCTAGTCGGCATTTGTTTTCTTTGTTTTCAGTTCTTTGAGCAAAAATGAAGTATCCATTCCGGTATCCCGAAGTACTTGATAAAGTACTGCCTCAAGAGTCGACAATTCCTCATGGGTAATATTGATCTGGCAGTGAAACTTTATAGCTTCTAGAATTTCGTGGATTACAGTAGATTCTTGTGCTTGTTTATGTTGTTCTGGCGAAATAAAGATAACCTGACTTCCCGGATTCATCTGTCCCGAATTTTCAGTTCCACCAAGTTCTTTAGTGGGAGAGTAAAGCAATTTGTAGTCATAACCCAATATCTTCATGCTTTCTCCTAACACTCTATAAATTGTCCTGCAATCTCACTGCGTTCTATAACCGGCTTATCGAAAGCCAATACGAAAGACTCAAAAAGACTTTTTAAATAATCTTGTTTTCTAGACCATGGTTCAACAATTAGTTCAAAGGAAAATAAATATCCATTATCGGTAAATACTTGTGCGACAGCATATTTGTTTGTTTCGTCTTCAGTCCAGTGAATTACGCGATATTCAAGCATTTTGTGTCCTCTTTCATTAGTTCGTAGTGCGAACAGCCAGTTTGTTTGGGTTCTCGATATACCAAGTAGTTCTATTTCCTGCTCTACGTTGACCAATCATCCTAAATCTGGCCTTCTTCTTGTTCTCGGCAATATTTGTCTCTTGCAACCTTGTTGTAATCGTAACTACATCGTCTGGGTCTGCTTCGGGCCAAATCTGCTGTTTCTCTATCGTGAGTGTGGCTGTACTATCTTTCGAGAGTAAGTCTGGCTTGCGAAATGTCATAATGTTTATATTTCCAGCCGTATCGCCAGCATAAACAATGCAATTTTCGAGATCGACATCCAGTAATGTAAGACCACTCATTCCTATAAATTTTCTTTTCTTTAGCATATTTTGTCTCCTGTTGAATTGCCTACACATGCTATAGTCAATATATCACAAAATTTTTGCAAACTAGTTGTTCTTCTGGTCGCTGGAAGCAAAATAATATTGCGGTCCGATCTTTGAAAGTTTTTCAATCCGATCTCTCTTTTCCTCGATCAATACCCTAATAGCATCAGAAGGAGTTCTGCACAAGTATTCTGCCACCATCAATAGGTCTTCTTTCTGTTTTTCCGTACACAAAAACGTAAAGCGTATTTTTGTTACCATTTATATTCTCCTGTCTTGTAATCGAATTGTAATCGGAGTATATCACAAAATCCAGCCTTTTTTGTACCAGAATACTCATTTCCCTGGAGAGAATAATACCCAAAATCTATACATGAGAGGGTTGTCATATATAGATTTCCAAGAAGTCCACTTTTTCTGAAAAATAGGGAGTTCGCTATAGAGACCATCTTTGGTTATGTTTAATCAAAGAAATTAACTTTGGAACAACACCGTATCTTTTTGCGATTTCCACTCCGCTTACGCCACTTTGCAAAAGACTTCGTATTTCTTTTGCCTTTTCTAAACTTAGTTTTACATTTCCTCTACCCTTTTTAACCATGTCATCAAAATTGTCCCGATTTGTTCCGACAAATAGATGATCTGGATTAACGCATATTGTATTATCGCATTTATGGTAAACCAAGTATTCCGTGGGTATTGCACCAACAAACACCTCGTAAGAAACACGATGCGCTTTTTTGTGTTTGTGGTCTATCTTCATCTCTCCATAATAAAAGTTACTGGCTTTATGTAATTGCCCAGTCCACTCCCAACACCCATTATCCCTAATGGCAATATGCTTCAAAATACGCTCTTTTAGTGGAATTATTTTCCTCATGTTAGTTTTCTCCAGTTGTATGCAATGGTGTTCATTTCTAAATATACTATATTTTTGGCTTTTTGCATATCTTGCATATTAAGGAGGATGGGACGGTCGGAAATGAGATACGGGGCGCCGTTATATATACGGTGTTTTTGTGTCTCCCCCATCCCCTCTCCCCCCCTTAACTAGTGGCTTTTCGCGACGCCCCTAGCCCCCCTCTCCCCCTATCCTAAGGAGGTAGCAATGCCAACCGTACTTCTTTCCATTAACAGCCACCCAAATGGCGATGTCTCTATTGAGATCTTGTCACTTGACACTGGCGAAACAATGTCCTTTGACGACGTTGCAGATAAAGCGGACAAACTCTTTATCTGCAACGTCCTTGAGGGTACAAAGCGTTTGTCTGTGCACGAGACAATCAACCTTGTTGAGTGCCAGACATTCACATTCTAAGCATGTGCGTTCTACTACTCAGGACAACTTGGGTAGTAGAGCAGACCTGCTTAGGTCTAGTGCTAATAAGTCCTTACTCGTAAGAGAAGGCGTAGGCAATAGGAGATTAGACATGTTAGGAACAATGTTCGGCGTAGCAATGCCCGTTCTAACCATCTTGGTCATTGGCTTGATTGTCATAGCGATACAGGCATTCAAGAACTAACCATCAACAACAGTAAGCCGTGACTATACTGCCTGTATCGCTAAATGGAGGTAAGATACGGGCAGTGAAGTTGCTACTTGCAACTACTCTAAGTGCAGGGTTCGCACTACGAACAGGAGACATACAATGACTACGCTTGAGGTGCTTGAAAACGCCAAGGATATGGCCGATCTAACAGTAACCATCCTTGATGGTACTGTCGTACCCGCCTTCCATACCATGTCAGATGCTCGTGATTGTGCTATGCTCATGCGAGAAACAACTGGCAAGCAGTACTATGCGCGTGAGTATCAGTGCGACATGCTCAACGGGGTTGTGTATGCAGTGTATTAGTCTCTAGGCATGGAACTTATGGGAAGTTCATTGGGTTCGAGTCCCAACCATGCTTATGTCGTCACTGGTTCGTACTGCGAACCAGATCGACTAAGCAACTAGGAGGTTGCAATGTCTGTAACACAAGTGTTCACGTCCGTAAGTGCTGTCCTACAAGCCATTGAGAAAATGGCTGTAGGCCAGCGCGTCGTCGTCATGGGCAGAGATGCCCATGTTGTCCATGGTATTGGGGCCAAGACTGTCCAGTATGACCGACAGTCGCAGGCCGTAACCGCGCGGCCTGCCGATGGGCGCAAGTTCGTGGCTAATGGCGCTGGCGGGAAGGCCACATTGGAGGCAGAATGACCCCTATGCAGGCTTGGGAGTGGATCACTCAGCGATGGGGTAGTACGACCTGGGTGCCGATTGATCCAGCCGTCCGTAAGATCCTGTGCCTCCCTGATAGCCTGGGCTTGGCACATGGCATGTTGATCACCCGAACTGGCGCAAATGGCTCACAAGAGTTCATCAAGCGCCTAAATGCGAGAGGAGCATAAATGTTAATCTACGAACCGATCATGAAGGTGCTGGTTGCACTAGTGATTCGTGCTGGAAACGCCCGCTGTCCCGGACATGGCACATATGAATATATGGTTGGCCGCGTTTTGGCAGATCTGGCTAATCGCATCAACCCTCAACAACAGTACTAGGCATGTGCGCGTCTGTGCTTATCCAAACAGAGAGATAAGCACAGAACCGACCTGCTTAGGTCGTTACTCTAAGTGCAGGGTTCGCACTACGAACAGTTACGAAAAGGAGAGTGAAATGGCTACGTTGCGTATTAGAAAGTCCACAAGCGACCACTTTGATCCTAAACCAATCAAACGTCGCGAGGCTTCTGCCTGGTTATGGGAAGCCATGTTTGGTACGCGTTATGACCAGGGCGGAGATTTCCAGATTGTTGGCGTTACCGATGTCCAGTGTATGAAATGGCTGGAGGGTCAGGGTGTGGCCGCGGCAGAAGTGCGCTCAACCTTCATGGTTGTCTTTGCAGGCGAAGACGCAAATACCCGAAGAAACATCATGGGTTACTGCGAATTCTAACCATCGACAACAAGTTCCATATATAAGTCCTACATGTAGGGAGTGTAGGACTTATATCGTTCATCCCAAGAAAGGAGATAATACTATGTCCCTTGATCGTGTAATGTTCTGGTCCCTGGCCGCTTTCACGTTCTTTATGGCCGTCGCTTTTGTGCTTTTGTTTGCCTAGATACGAGAGGAGTTTGCAATGTCTCAGAATAACAATTCCAAGTCTTTTGATGAGTTGGCAGACGCCATCGAAGGTGGCGTTACCCTGGATGTCGATGTCGTCTTTGGTGTCTTGAACGAAATGGACGCTGATCCTCTGTTCATGAAGTCCGACGAACTCTATGGCCTGGAATGCGAACTGGCCGTTGCGGAAAAAGCCCTGGCTAGTTTCGGTCATCTGTGCCAGCAGATCGTTGATCTGGCGTTGCGGAAAGTTCATCTGGAAACTACCGCTCGTACACTTTTGCTCGAAAAGAAGGGAGTTGCAAGCATCAATGATCTCCCACGGGTGATTGGCGATCTGGTCGAGAAGTATCGCCAACAGATACTCTCCCTGGATACCAATTACCAGAACACTTGCAAGGAACTGGCGGCATTGCGCCAGGAACTTGAACTCTCCGAGTTCAATGCCCACTTGACCGCAAAGGTCAATATCGAGGCGGCGATCTCCGCCATCATCAAGGAGGCCAACAATGGCTAAGAAGGCTACTTCCAAGTCCGCACAACCCACTTCGGGCAACGATTCCGCAACCATCGACAACAAGGAAACTAAAATGGCTACCAATAAACCAATCAATCAAATTCCGTTCGACGCTGGCTTGGTTAAGCGCACTGTCGAGAACACTTTTCCATTCACCCTGGAGTTTGGCTATAACTCCATCTTGGTTTGTGTTGGAACAGACGATGGCACGAAAGCGCCCTGGCTGGTTGGCAAAGATCAGGGAAACCGCGTTCACGAAATCCTGAATGCGACAACGGCGATCTGGAACAACCAGTATCCTGTGTTCGAGCCGGGTTACTGCTACTTGCACAAGTCCTTGTATGACGCCAAACAAGAACTTGGCGACAACAACGTGGGCTATGTGATTGGCGGAGAACGCCTGATCTCAGACATCGACGCTGGTGTCTACGTCAAACCACCTCGTCCAATCACGAATGGTACTTTGTACCGCATTCACTGGAACAACCGCGTATTCTCTTTGTGGGAAGTAAAGGATCGCCCTGCCACAGCAGTTGAGCCCATGTGGGTGAAGCATGATCGCCGCGCCATTCAACTGATTGGAGGAATGGAAGACATCTACAAGGGTATCGAGCGCGGTCAGTCCATTCGCCTGTATATCTTCCCGGAAGTCGAAAAGCTGGCTACCAAGAAGATCAAACAGTACAACATGGTGCTGACTGGTGACTTCGACGGCCTCAAGAACGATCAACGCGATGGCGCCAATAAGTCGGCGCAGTACGATCAGTTCAAGTATCTCGAAGTTCAACCCGAGAAAGCCGCTCGCGTACTGGAACTGCACGGTACCGAGATCCGCATTGTTGGTAACGGCAAAGTGGACGCCAACGAATTGATTGGACACAAGGTCCAGTACTACCGCGGTCAGAACCTGCCCATTCCTGGACAGTACGAAGTCACCGCGCAGAATGTTCACATTGTTGCCTCAATGTGCAAGATGATGGCGTATTCTGTGGCGCTTCTCGACTAAGCAACCATCAACAACAGCCCAGAGAGGAATATTGCCCGTCCTCTCTGGGCATTTTCGTAGTAGAATGCAGAAAAGGAGACTAAGATATGAATAAAAGCAGATTACGCAAGTTGTCCGAGAGTAAGGGTATTGGCTTCATGACGAGCAATGGGATGTTCTTCTTTATCTTCCCGGGAGATCCAAAAGCCCACTATGCGGATAAGAAGACAATTGAACAGGTATGGGATATGCCCGATCTTGATGAACATCAAGTATCTCAGGCAGTATCTCTTGAAGGAATGACTCAGGAAGAACGAGAAGCTAAAGTGCTTGAACTAACTAAAACGAGAGAAAAGATACGGACCGAATCTTCCGCACAACCAGTTCCAATTGTGGAGGGGCAATGAAACAGGAAATTACAATCACCGAAGTAAAGGATTATGGCGTTTCTTACTTTGGTTCAAAGTATTCCAATGGGTGGTTTGTTGGAAACTTTCCCAAAACTCCAGGCGTTGGAGAGGTCTATATTCTAGAAACGCTTGACAACGATCCATGTTTTATGCTCTTTGTTGTCCTAAAAGAGGAGAAATAGCCATGAAACAGACATACCAAGAACGAACTGGTCATTCAAGAGTTCGTACTGTGAACAAGAATTCCAAGAAGTTGGCTCGACAAGAACGTGCCTTACTTCGTCTTCGACTAACTATTGATAATCTTTCTGGGAGTGGATTTGGTAAAGGAGATTATTGTTACGACTATACCAAGTTTCAGATTGCTATCCTTGAAGGAAAAGGAGTAAATTAGCATGAAAACGCCCAAAAACTGGTTTGCTGGCATAGTCGCATGGATTTCCCTGCTAATCGTCGCTACGGCCCTCTGCGTGGCGCTTGTAGCCATTCTGCGCTTGGTTGTCTGGTTGCTTGGTTCGTAGTGCGAACTTTATGGCAATAGTCACTAAAATCCGTTGTTACTTTAGGAGAAAGGGTTATATTCGCAAAACCCGTAATGTTGCTCATACCTTGAAATTCTGGAAGAAATGGGCACACAGAAACTACAGGCGGACCGCTAAGATTGCAGTTCGCATTGGTGAAGAGATCAACGAAAAGCCGCGTCTTACTGACTGGCAATTAGACTAAAGGAGACAAAATGAGAACGAATCGCGGAATTCTGTATTGGAAATACCAGGTAAGGAAATATCCACATTCGGATTATCCGTATTTATGCCTGCGTTACTATAGGCGCAAACGAAGAGAAGCACTTTCTATGCTTTTCAAAAGCCTAAAGGACTTCTGGCACATCTTCAAGGAGACAAAATGAACATCAAACTCGGTAAGTATGTGTTTATGTTTTCTGTGACACTTTCACCCTCTACCTGGGAACGGTAAATAACCAAAGAAGTTGAGAAGATGCTCAAAGTGTTGCCTTTTAATGGGCCTTATAGTGGCACTAATATCAAAATTCAGCGTATCAAAGCCCTGCGTACACTGGCGCCTATGTTCCCAGAAAACATAAGAGAATACGGAAGTAGCGATTTGTCTGGGAATCCTTTTCTAGGTTTGGCCTTTTGCAAAGACTGGGTAGAAGCCCGTTGGCAAGACAATGGCTACGGCAATCCAATTCTGTAAAGGAGACACAAAATGAAAGTTATTGATATGTTCGAGAAAGCACTGGTAGACAATGGCTTTTCTCAGGAAGATGCACGTATGACCATGGAACTTGTTGCTATTGATGGCGACAATAAGTGGATGACTTCTTTCTGGAATAACCAAGCAAGCGACTTTCCGCCCGAGCTATTTGCTCTAATATGGCTTTCTGTCAGGAAACATGCCGCACCCAAAGTGCTAGAAATGAGCTTTCACGGCCAAAGTAAGTAATCTATACGCAGAATCTCTCCTCTTTCCGGTAAAATGAGAGAGGAAAGCAATAATCACGTATAAATTCAATTTTGCTTATGTAAATTTATATAAGGAGTTAAAATGATCTGTTCTGTATGTAACCGTACTGTTTCTCGGTCTGGTAAATCATGGACTAAAAAGAGTTTAGATCAACATATACTTGCTCTACATCCAGATACAAAAGAGGGTAGAATTATCAGGAATGCAATAGAAGATAACTCTATTGAGGAACTTGGTTTAGAAATGACAGATATGATTGCTGGCGACGAAAACGATGGTGTGTTCTGGGCTATTGCAAACGAATTTGGAGAATGGTAGTCCAAAAACCGCCTATTCTTGTATAAATTCATAAGAAGACTAAGAAGAATGGTTGATTGTTTGATAGACAAATACATATTTGAATTTGACGCATAGTTCGTACTGCGAATATCTAAAAACTACTCAGAAATGTGTAATAAAATCGAATAATTTATTCATAGTTCGCACTATGAACTAATTGCCTATTGACACTGCCTTGCATAAGAATGTATACTGAATGAGGAGAAACAAAAATGACACTTGATTTTGCAATTCCCAATGTACTTGAATCTTTTGAAACAATCTCGGTTCCCAAAAGAAAAGTGCTTGTTTATTTGGCAAGTCCCTACACTATTGGCGATAAGTTGCAAAATACACTGACCCAATTTATCATGGCTGACGTATTAGTGGAGCTAGGGTTTATGCCATATCCGCCTTTGTGGACACACTTTTGGGATCAGTTCAATCCAAAGTCATACGAATTTTGGATGGCCTATGATAGGGAGATTATCCTAAGATGTGACTGTCTTTTGCGTTTGCCCGGGATAAGTGCTGGCTCCGATGATGAAGTAGGATTTGCATTAGCAAATTATCTGCCAGTATTCTTTACTGTTGAAGAACTACAGAGTTATTATGGCCCAAAGACGTGCTAAGTATTACGTGGAAATGATCAGAGCAAATCCTGTTCAGGATACTCTGCTCAAAGTAGCGCGTATGCTATTTGATGAATGTAGCGAAATGATGAAAGTTCGCACTGCGAAAACTGACAAGGAGGCAGTTGCTATACTGGATGCGCAAGACCAGAAATGGCAATTAGTTTGTCGTAGACTACCGGAATACAAACTTCGCAAGAATGGCTTTAGGATGATGGTAATTGCGACATATCCTAATCTAGTACCATATCTAACACACTGGAAAGAAGCACAGACAAAAGGAGATTAAATGAGTACAATTGTTAAACTAACAGAAGATTATGTAGATGTTCCAAAGAATGCGATTCTTCTTGAGATTACTAAGCGCCCAGAAGAGTCTAAACTTTATGAATGGGCACTGGAACAAGGAAAAGAACTAATTTCTATACTAGAGAAAACTACAGGTTCTACTGCAATTTGGCTTGATCCTGATCCAATGCACATTGGGATAGCGCTTATGCTTACAACCTGGCTTTCTACCCAAGCCCGTACTGTAAATTGGATCGTACAAGTAAAACAAATTGGGTGGGTTTTGCAAAAATTTCAAGAAGAAGGTAATGATTATCTAAAAGGAGAAAATACTTAAACTTCAAGTCCGTTAGACGCAATTACTATATAGTTGCTAGTCCATATTCAAACCAACCAACTATCAACAGGAGAACTAAAATGAAAAACAGTATCAATATGGTCCATCTTTCCGGTCGTCTTGGCAAAGATCCAGAGTCAAAATATACGCCCAATGGCAAGTTTGTCGCTAAGACCTCAATTGCAGTAAACGAAAGCTACAAAGTTGACGGCGTAGAACACAAGACAACCTCTTGGGTTTCCCTTACTTTTTGGGGTTCTACTGCCGAGAAATTTGTAATGCCTTATCTCCATAAAGGCGATGAGATTTACGTTGAAGGCAAGTTGTCTATTCGCGAGTATACCGGAGACGATGGTATCAAAAAGTACTTTACCGAAATTGGAGTATCTCAGGTGAGGATCATCAAATCCAAGAACGATGGTGGCGAAGGTCACGAAGAGTCTCAAGCCGACCCCGCTTCTTTTGCGCCCGTGTCTGATCCTACTGTACCCGCGGAACAAGAGATTCCTTTCTAAATCCATTCTAGATTAATGCTGGATTGTGATACAATTCTTGGGAAGTAGAATCGCTCTACTTCCCAAGAAAATACCATACAGGAGACACTATGAATTTCAAGCAGTTTCAGACTTTGTTTACCAAACACTCCAAAGAAGTACTAAAACATAACAATCTGTTTATTTTGAACATTGATCCAGAATTATTATGAGAAACGTATATCGAAAGTATTCCCGCGGAATACAATCTAATCTTTCGCACTAACAGAGAATTTGATTGTAGTTGTTGCCGCCATTTCGTAAAACGTTTTGGCGCTCTTGTTGCAACTTTGGGATTTTGACACTAACGATGAAGTGTTTCAACCTATATTGTTCGCAATGCGAACTTTGCTAAAGGCTGAGATTGATAGATCATTCTTTTCTAAGACAGCACTTCTTGGGCAGAAAGTAACTTACGAGGATCTAGAAAGTAGTACATATGAATGGAGTCATCTGTATCTTGAAATTCCATCAAATTATGTTACCACTACAGTTTCGGCGGCTCAAGAAGAACGTCGTGCAATGAAACAGGTCTTTCGTCGGTCTTTAGAAGAGATTTCAGAAGATGATTGACAAGCTTTAGTTTAGTTACGGAAGAGTAGAGAAAGTGCGACTCTACTCTTTAAACAAAAAATGAGTACAAAAACTTATGATCAATATTATTCAGATGGAACCCACAAAACATTTTTACGAAAGAAACAAGGTAGAACTCCGTCTGGATTAGGAAAACCGAAAAAGTATAGACTTTATGAAAAAGATGAAAGGAGATTAGATATTTTGAAGAAAAGATTTGGATATTTGTACAATGAAAATGAGATAATCCGTGAAGCGGTTAGAATTTACTTAGACAATTCTATGGGTACAGAATTGGTGAATACATAGTTGGAAGGACTCTTATGGATTACAAAATCTCTGATGATCTAAATGTTACAAAAATGGGTGGCGGTTGCATATTGCTTGTTAGTCAAATGGATGGCTCTCTGCGAATTGAGTCGGAAGAAATACCAGAACTCATCGCGTACTTGAAGTCCTTCCAACAAAGCGTGCAGCCGACTATTGAAAACGGGCGCGTCTTGCCTGCTAAAAAATCTAATCGCAAAGGTTCTGCGCCCGCGTAAAGCGGCTAACGCAAGCCGTTGGAAGGACAAAGAATGGATATTGTCACCGATAAAAACAAAGTGTACGAAATAGCCAGGAATGACCCCGTAGTCTATAACCTGCTTACTCGCGTAGAGTTGGAGCAAATCAGCTTTGAGCAGGCGATGATAGCAGGCGTCGTCATCTTGTCGCAAAGGGGTGAAGAATTGCAAAAGTTGGCTACTGGTCTGGTTGCTATGTCAGTTGAGCGTAAAGTCCTTCCAACAATGCGTGAAGTCGGACAGGGCTTGTCGCCCGCGCAAAAGAAGGATATTGAGCAAATTATCAATCGTGCGATCCGTAGTGGCGTGGCGTAACGCCCTGCCGCTTACGCTCGCCGTTAAATTTCTATTACTTTTCCATTAACGATCTCTGGTTGTTCTTCTTGCTTAATGGTAACTGTGCGTTTTGTTTCCACCATTGTGAGTTTGGCGCCCTTGACAGTAGAAAGTATTTCCATAGCCTTCGCATCGCTATTACTATCTGCTGGTTGATTGTCTGATTGTTCTTTGACGATAGGATAGATGAAGTCTATGGTCTTTCCTAAATGCCCATCAATCTTTAGAAGACTTCCAATGGCCTTTGCGCGATCATCCTCATTAACAAAACCTAATTCAAGGGCGTCTCGAATGCGATCCGATTCATTGGTA